AAATTATTGCATAAAATGCAATAAAAAAATAAATAAAAAATCTCAATATTGTATAGATTGTTATAAAAAAGAATTTTATGTTCAACGACCTACTTGTTCAGAATTAATTCAACTTATGTATCAGTATTCAAAAGAGGAAATTGGTCGTATGTATGGAATAACGGGCAGTGCAATAAAAAAATGGTGTATTGGTTATGGTATACCATATAAGAAAAAAGAATTATTTAAATACATTGAAGATAATAATATTGTAATAAACTAATAATAATGCCCTCTGCTATCTTCGGAAAGGCAGTGAAAGACAGCATTAGATTGTATTGTCTAATGTGTGATGACTAGGAATGCATCCCAAAAATCTTAATTGCGAAAGGTTTATTATAGCTGGCGGGAGGTCGGACATCTCATCGTGGTTCATAACCATGATTAACTCAGCTCAACTCTGAGGCGCAGCAATGGATTGAAGAAAAAATATTTTTCTTATACGGACGTATCTAGGAATTGATGGTGTACAACTGATATTCTCAAGATCGTCCTTAATTCTTTTTTTAATAACAAACAAATGCCCTCTTCTATTCTTCGGATAGTGAAGTGAAAGACAGTTATCTTCGGATAAGTGATGAGTAGGAATGAGTTCCAAAAGTCTTAATGCGAAAGGCAATGATTTTATAAAGTGTTAAATATTACACATTAACAATTATTTTTTAGTTAACGTGCAATATTTGACACTTTAATTTTTGAATAAAAGGATGGTGAATATTAATGGCTTACCTTATGGATCGAAAAGGTGATGCGGAAATCCAGATGCTTGGTGTAAAAGCCGTTAAGGATTACGCCAAAAAAATAAGTGGAGTTTATGGAAAGATAATGGATGGTGATTTAGTTTACTGTCATGGTTGTAATGAATTTCACGCATCAAATAATTTTTATAATGATAAACGTTTTGGTAGTGGTCTATATCCTCTTTGCAAAAAGAAATTAATAGAGATGGCTACTGATTATGATAAGAAAAATAAAATATATGTTGACAACAGAGAAAAGACAATAAAAGTATTTCAGATGTTAGATATACCTTTTATTGATTCTGTATATCAATCAGCATTACAGACAACTCAAGAAGCTGTCGGAGAAAAGAATCGTTCTACCGCTTATCAACATATGATAACAATTATCAAGTCTTTGCCACAGTATAAAGGTATGACTTTTGAAAATTCAGAGTTTGGAGATTTAGGAAATCCTGATGATGAGCAATTAGCAAAAAGAAAACCAAGGAAAGAAATAATAAAACTATTTGGTAGTGGTTTTAATAATGAGGATTATTTATATCTTCAAGATCAGTATGATGATTGGTGTGCGAGAACTCAGGTAGACTCTAAATCTCAACAGACTTATGTAGTGCAAATTTGTTCTCAGTTACTTGATATATATAAAGACAGAAAAGTTGGTAAAGACGTTACTAATAAATTAAAGTCTTTGGATGGACTTATGAACAGCGCAAATTTGCAACCCAAACAGAACGTAGATAATTCTGCTTCTGATAGTTTGACATTTGGACAACTTATTGAAAAGTGGGAAAACGAAAGACCTATTTCAGAACCATCTGAAGAATTTAAAGATGTTGATGGTATTGGTAAATATATAAGAGTTTGGTTCACTGGTTGGTTAAGTAAAGCATTAGGTTTAAAGGCTAATGTTTTTACTCAAGAGTATGACGAAGAAATTGCAAAGTATGTCGTTGAAAAACCAGATGAATTTGAAGAAGGTACTAGTAGTGATATTTATGATCGTCTGTTTGGAACTGAAGGCGGTGATAAATAATGGCTAGAAATAATAAGACAGATGCCGAGATACGTCAAGATAAAACAGAAAGAATAATGAATATTATTGACGAGAGATGTGGATATTACAGAGCTAATCCACAAAGATTTTGTGAAGAGTTTCTTAGTATACACTTAAAGTTATTTCAGAAAATATTAATATGGGCAATGATGCATTATGATGCATTTTATTTTATTGCATCAAGAGGCTTGGGCAAGACCTACCTTGTAGCCCTGTTTGCGGTATGTAGATGTATTTTATATCCCGGAAGTAAGATAGTTTGTTGTAGTTATACTTTTAAACAGGGTAAAGAAATCATATTAAAAATAACCGATGATTTTATGCAAAAATCGTCATTATTAAGAAATGAAATATCCAAAGTAAGTACTGGACAGAATGATTGTTTTGTATATTTTAAAAATGGATCTTGGATAAGAGTTGTTGTTGCGGGAGAATCGAGCCGTGGTGCACGTTCTAATATTTTAATAATAGATGAGTCTCGACTTGTTTCACAAAAGATAGTGGATACTATTTTACGACCAATGAATGCAGCCCCAAGACAGCCGGGATATTTAAGAAAACCAGAATATGCTCATCTTCAAGAAATGAATAAAGAGTTTTATTTGAGTTCAGCTTTTTATTCGGCATCGGAGATGTACGAAAAAGTTAAAGCTTATACGGCTAATATGTTAGATCCTCGTCTTAATTATCTTGTGTGCGACCTTCCTTATATGCTTAGTATTAAAGAAGGGTTGCTTATGGAACAGCAAATTATAAATGAAATGTCTGAAGCCACTTTTAGTGATATAAGTTTTATGATGGAGCGTGAGGGAATCTTTTATGGTAGTGCTGATAATGCTCTCTTTGATTATAAAACTTTGGAAGCGCAAAGAATAGTTGGAGATTGTTTATTTGACCTAGACTATTATAGATTAACTAAGGCAAAGATGCCTGAAAAGAAAAATGAAGAGATAAGAATACTTTCGTTGGATATAGCACTCTTAGCATCTAAAAGACATAATAACGATGCGAGTGCTTTTATTTTGCACTCTGGTATTCCTACAAGTTCAAATGAATATATAGACAACATTGTCAATATTAGTACTTGCGAAGGATTAACTACCGAAGAATTAGGACTAGAAACTTTGCGAAGGTTCTATCAGTATGATTGTGATTATTTAGCAATTGATGCGAACGGAATCGGTCAAGCCGTACTAGATTATATTATGGGTGCTGATAGATATGATCCAGTATATAACGAAACATATGGTGCATTAAATGTAATGAACAATCCAGATCTTGAGGATAGATGTAAAGTAAAGAATGCGCCTAAAGCTATATATGCTATTAAAGCAAATGCTCGTAGTAATAATGATATGACATTAGCTCTAAGAGCAGGATTCCAAAACAAATATATTAATCTTTTGCTGCCTGATACAAACATTGAAGAAAAACTTTCTAAGATAAGAGGTTATGGTACTCTTTCTGAAATACAACAGGCTAGTATGAGGATGCCTTATGTACAAACTACTTTGTTAATAAACGAGTTAATAAACTTAACTCATGATACAAATAATGGACTAATTAAGGTTAAGGAAAAAGCTGGAATGCGTAAGGATAGATATAGTTCCTTACAGTATGGTTATGCTCTCTTGCAAGAATTAAGTAAGGGACTTAAACCAAAGCAAAATACAAATGATTTATTATCAAAACTAAAAATACGCCCAGCTAGGATAGTGGGCAGATAAAGGAGGTGCTAGATGGCACAATCGAAAACTTCTAAGGTGTCGAATAAAGCACCAACACAACCAACCGTAGCAGAAATCAAAGAATGGTACGGACAAAATAAAGATAAGTTAAATCTGTTAACTTCTTATGACAGCAAGAAAGATAAGGATAAACTACTGAAACAATTGAGAGATGTTGGAAAGACATATAAGAAAACCGTAAGTACATTTGATAAAGAAAAACTTAGATTGTATTTACAGAACATAGGTTCTAACGAAAAGAATTTGAGAGCATTAAGTTGGTATCTTCTTTACCGTTCCCATATTTATTATAGAATAATGTGTTTCTTTTCACAAATGTTCTGTCTTGATTGTAGAAGTATAATTCCAAAATATGATTTAGTTAAGGAAAATAATCCGGACAAAGTTTTGAAGGCTTATCAAAATACTCTTGATGCAGTATCTCTTATGAGACTTCAGCAAGAATTTTTACCAATCATCTTTACATGCTTTGTTCAAGATATTTACTATGGTATTTATTTACATGATGAGACTGGAGTATTTCATATGCAACTTCCAGCGGATTATTGTAAGATATCTGGCAAATACATGACTGGAGACTTTTCTTTTTATTTCGATGCTTCTTGGTTAAGAAACAGACAAGAGTTAGTTGAATACTTGCCTGATGCATTTGAAGAAGTATGGAAGAATTATGAACGTACTGGTGAAAAGTGGCAAGTGCTTCCACCAGAGATTCAAGTATGTATGAAATTTAGGGCTGAAGATTATGAATTAATAGTTCCACCATTTACTGGAATATTTAATTCAATAATTAACCTTTCAGATCTTGAAGATGTACAAGCTGCTGGTGACGAAGCTAGTGTATATAAAATGTTATGGTATGAACTTGAAACAATATCAGGTAGTAAGACTATTGATGATTGGAAAATCGATCCAGAATTAGCTGTACCATACTATAACAAGTTTGAAGAATCTGTGCCAGATTATATTGCTACTGCGATTGTTCCGGGACAAATTCATGAAATAGACTTTGACGATGACAAGGCTTCTGATACTACAAAAGTATCTAAGGCAACTGAACAAGTTCTTAATACTGCGGGCGGTGCTGAGATATTAAATGGTGCAACAATTAATAATACTTATGCATTTAAGATGGCTTGTATTGCCAACACAGAATTTGCTATCTCTTCTCTTCTACCTCAGATTCAATCTTGGGTAACAAGAATGTTAGGATATGAAAAAGCAAATGATTGTAAGGTAAGATTCATGCCTATATCTGTTTATACAAAAGCAGATTATAGGGAACAATTACTTTCTTCTGGTCAGTATGGATTACCAACCAAATTAGCAATCAACACTCTTAACGGATTTAACGAGAAAGATACTCTTGCTATGAATTATGTTGAAGAAGAATTATTACATCTCAGTGATAAGTTAGTTCCTCTTAATAGTTCGTATACTCAAAGTGGAAATGATGATGGCTATACATCAGAAATCGGACAAGGAAGACCAAAAGTAGATGATGGTGATCTTAGTGATTCTGGAGAAAAATCAAGAGCAAGAAGTGAAAATTAATTTAATAGACAATTGACTGTTTTTCAATTATGTCTTTAGAGAGTAACTGTTTTTTACTCTCCTTTTTTATTTAAGGAGAATAAAATGTACGACGGTGAAACAAATCAATATTATGGCTATATATATAAAATTATAAATGATATTAACGAACGTATATATATAGGACAAACAATACAAAAATATGAAAATAGATGGAAAGAACATATTACTAAGAGTTACTCTAAAAATATTAACATGGCTATTACTAGAGCAATTAATTTATTAGGCGTAGAACACTTTAAATTAATTCCAATTGAAACAATATATGCTAATACAAAAGAAGATTTAATGGATTTATTAAACCAAAAAGAGAGTTATTATATATCATTATACAAAAGTCTATGTTCTCAAAATGGATATAATATTTTATCTGTGGGTGGAAATTATAAACATTCAAAGAGAGCAAGAAAAGTATTATGTTTAAATTCGTCTATAATTTTTGATTCATGTAGCGACGCTGCTCGTTATTATGACTTAGATTCAAGCTCAATCAGAAAATGTTGTATTGGAAAATATACTCATACACATAATTTACATTTTATTTATTTGGATAATTATGATGGTAACATAAATAATTTGCAAGAGAATAAAGATATTAAACCATCAAGTTTTACCAATAAGAGAAAGATAAATATGTATGATAAAAATTTTAATTATGTGTGTACTTATGAAAGTGTAACTGAAGCAGCTGATAAAAATAATAAAACGCTAAGAATAATAATAAAGTCTTGTAATAGTAAACATTCATTTAACTATGGCAAGACTTTTTATTATGCTGATGATCCTAATCAACCCGATGAAACTAAAATAATCAATAGTGTTTCGCAAAATAAAACAATATACAACATTGCGAATTAGCAATGTAAGATAGGGGGACAATGGATAGCACCTCTTTCCCTAGTGGGGGACATTAAATATACCATGAACGCTCGACAATAGGTGATATGTTGTCGCTATCTGTATAGGAGTCGGCAACCTTAACCGACAGTATCGAGGTAAGCGAAGTTAACCTTAATGCGCGATAACTCTACTGCCGAGTACCACGCTCGGATTAATGTAAGAGGTGGGGGTTTAAATCATTTGCCCTAGCAAGAAAATGTGCGGAGTAATCCAAGAACAGGTGCGGTAGGTGTTCCTCGACCTATGCTATAACGGAGGATTATTATGAACGAAAAGCCAAAGGTTTTTCAGTTGTTACACTCCTATCCTTTGTGTAGGTTGTGCTGAGATTTCGTAGTAGTATGCGTTTTTCTTTTATTATTTGAGAAACATGCTACTACGTTTTCGTAACCGTAGATATATAAGATTTGCTAGATTCTTATGTGGAGGTTTTACTGTAAGCTTTGCGGTGTGCTTACCCTAGCAAAAACAAAAACACTAATTATTCGATAAGCTGCTCGTTTAATAACGAGATGCGCCCACGGTGAATTTTTGCCGTGGGTTTTCTATTATTATTTAAGGAAGGGAATCGAAAATGGTTAAGAAAAAATTACTTACGATTGACGATTTAGTACAGTTTTGTATGCAAAACAAACTTACAAAATTTAGTGCTAAAGAATATGGTCAACCATTAGCCGTTCAAGTTCCTACAACATTTGAAATCGAAGATAATTCCGATGATAACCATCGTGGCATGATGAGATTGAAATTCAGAATTTTACATGATGGACTCAATCGAAATAAAAGTTTTGTGTCACATAAATCTGCAGTAAAGGCTTCTGCTACTATTGCTGATAGACCTATACTTGCTGCAATACATCAGTTAGATGACGGAACTTGGGATTTCAAATCTCACGAAATGGAAATAATCGAGAATGATGAAGGCGAACCTGAAATCAATTATATAGAAAAACAAGTTGGTTCGTTTTCTTCAGAGAAACCATTTTGGGAACATGACGATGAGACGGACAAAGATTATCTTTGTGCATATGGATATATTCCAGAGGAATATACAAAAGCTGCAGATATTATCCGTGCAAAAGGTTGGACTAAAAATAGTTGCGAGTTAGTTATTGAAGACATGTCTTTTAATGCTAAAGAGAAGCAACTTGAATTAAATTCTTTTTATCTATCTGGTTCGACACTTTTAGGACGAGATGATGACGGCACTCCAATTGAAGAAGGAATGCTAGGAAGTCGTGCAGATATTGCTGACTTTAGTAAGGAGAATAACAGTGTATTCTCACAGAATGAAATGGTTATTGAGATGTTATCTGCTCTCAATGAGAAAATAGATAACCTTAATATAAATCAAAATACTTCGAAGAAAGGAGGAACTGAAGCATTGAAGAAAGAATTCGATGAACAAGCCGAAGAGGAAATCAAGGGAACTCCTTCTACGGAGAACTTTGATGGTGAAGATGGTAATGACGGAACAGACTTCTATCAGGATTCTGAAGGCGGTGAAACTGAAGGCGGTGAAACTGAAGGACAGTCAGAAGGTGAAGAAGGTAATGATCCAGCGGACACAGGATATTATGGCGAAGGCAATAACGAAGACGAAGGCGGTAATGATTCAGAGCCATCAACTCCAGTCACAGAAGATGAAGGAGATGACGACGATGATGAGGACGAAGGAGAATTAACAATTCCACTTGGTCAGCGTGATGATGACGATACTGCTGATTCTAAAAAGTATTCTGTTGAACTTACTATCAATACCGACAATGGAAAGAAAACATTTTCCACTATGATGGAAAAACTCAATGCTCTTTATGAATTAGTAAATTCAACATACAGTGATGCAGATAATGATATTTATTCTGTAGATGCTGATGAAGAGAAGAAAGTTGTAGAGATGCATCAGTGGTTTGGTGGTAAGCATTATAGACAGTCTTATTCTGTAAAGAAAGATGTATATAGTCTTGTTGGAGATAGAGTTGAAACTTATGTTAAGTATCTCACAGAGGACGAAATTAAATCTCTTGAGAATATGAAGTCTAACTACGCTTCTATCGAAAGCAAACTTGCCCAGTATGAATCTGAACCAGACAAGATAAAACTTCTTGAGTCTGAAGATTATGCACAAATCAAAGATACTGAGGCTTATGCGAATCTTGCCAAGAGAGATACATATTTCTCAATGAGCAAAGAAGAACTTGAGAAAGAACTTGATAAGTGTTTACTTGAGTTCGCAAAGCATAACAAGATTGAGTTTAATGCTGACGAATCTGAGAAGAAAGATGTAGGCGTTAAACTATTTGGTAACTTATCAAAGAAAGGTTCTGAGTTAACTCAAGGTAGATACGGCGGAATCTTTAAGAAGTAAACAAGCGATTATATATCGCATAAATTATTTTAGACCAATTAGGTCTTATTTTTTTGTCAAAATTTGAAAGGAGAAATAGATTATGGCAATTGATATTTCAAAAAATAACAACCATATAATCGCTTTTCCTAGTTTCGTAGCATCCGCTATGGGACAGTTTGGACACGTTATCAACCTCGTAATGCAGGCAAATCAGGATAACGGTGTACTTGCTGCAAAGGGCGATTATGTAAAGTTTGAGCAGTATAAGATGGCTGCAGTTGCAGACAATAAGGTTGAAGGTGTGATCAGAGAGGCAGCCGCTGAGGGCGGTTGGTATGTTGAGTTCACAAAGCTCGATGGACAGTACTACTTTGTTTATAACACACCAAAGAGTCCTTATCCAGAAGCAGAGCTTAGAGATGAGGCACTTTTCTACAACGCTACTGGCGATGTAACACAGGGTATGGAACTTCACCTTGGTGATATTGTAACTCTTTCAGATGACGCTTTCACAGGAAATGATCCTGAAGATGGCGCTACAGTTAAGTACAGTGCTGGAAAGTACGTTGTACAGTAATTTGAGGAAAGGAGGAAATTAAAATGGCTAAGAATTTTAACGAGCATGTAATGGCTGTATTTTCAGCTAACGACACAACTTATGATGCAGTTTCTAATCTTATGACAGACGTAGCTCTTGGTCGTGAGATTTTTGATGCTGAAACAAACAGAGTTATCACAAAGACAGAAGCTAATGCAAGAATCCTCGACTTTTCTCGTCAGGTACTCGGCATTACAGATATCAAGGACAAGAAGGCTGTTCGTAGAGCAATCAGAGATAACGGCAGAGCTTGGTATGATATTATAGAGGATACTGTTGATACAGTTATCGATGTAAACTTCAAAGAGAGTGACTTCTTTAATGCACTCGTAGATAGAAAGACAATCGCTTATGGCGACAGACAGGATTTCGTTATTGAGGATGAGGATGCGCTCTTCTCAATTGCAAAGGCTGGTGAGTCACACCACGACCACATCCTTCAGAGACTTCGTGGAAGAAGAACAATTCCTGTAGAGACAGATCTCTGGGTAGTTAAGATTGGAGCAGACATCAATCGTTACATCCTTGGTGATGTTGATTGGGCTTCATGGATTTCTAACATTGGACGTTCTTACGTTGCAATGATTCAGGAAGAGACATATGCAGCACTTGGTTCTGCTATTACTTCTCTCCCAGCTCAGTTCAAGGGTACTGGTCTTCTTGACCCTACAAATAAGGCAGCTTTTGATGGTATCGTTGAGGCAGTTTCTGCTGCAAACAATGGTGCTGATGTTGTTATCATGGGTACAAAGAGCGCTCTTGCAGCAATCAGTGGAATGGCTGATGTTAACTGGGCAGCTAAGGATCAGAGAGATTCTGTAATGAATACTGGTAACATCGGTATTTATGAAGGAACAACTCTCGTTACTATTCCTAACAGATTCAAGGATAAGAGCATGACAAATTATGTATTCGATACAGATAAGCTCTATATTATCCCTGTTATTGGTGACGCTGGAAAATTTATTAAACTTATTGACGAGGGTGATACTGAAATCGTAGAGCATCTTGAAAAGGGAGAGCTTTACACATCAGACCTTCAGACATATGAAGTACAGAGAAGACTTGGTTTCGCAGTTGTTCTCGGAAGATATTTCGGATACTGGGATATCTAAGACTTATAAACACAAGGAGAGGATTCGTCCTCTCCTTTTTATGAATAAAAGGAGAAAAGAATTATGCCTAGAAAAGCAATGACAAAAATAAATACAGTTGATGAGTCAGAAGAAATTAAGACTGAAGAGGTAAAGCAGACACAGACCAAATCTGCTCCTAAGAAGTTTGATCCTAATGATGGTATCAAATGTCGTTCCGTAACTCATGGTATATTATTTGTTGAAGGTTTAGCGAGTCATATGAAATATACTTTCGTTGATTATGATTATGAAACTGAGATTACATATAGAGATCTTGTTGCTCTTGTGGTTGCAAGAAATAAGGCTATATATAATCCTAGAATCATCATAATGGATGAAGACTTTATTGCTGAATATCCAACACTTGGTAAGTTCTATGATGAGCATTTTGCCACAAAGAATATCAAAGACATTCTTGATCTGCCAGATTATCAGATGAAGGAAGCAATTAGTAAACTTCCTAAGGGCGCAGTAGAATCTCTTAAGTCTATTGCTGTTAATCAGATTGTATCTGGTGAGATTGATAGTATCAGAAAGATTAAAGCTCTTGATGAGGCGTTTGGCACTGACCTTAGTCTGTTGAATGAACTTCTGACAAATTAAGATAAGGGAGGTGGATTATGACCTCTTCTTACAATGAGATTTATTCACGCTTCTTAAATAAGATTCGTGATTATGAATTTGCTGGGTTACCAGAACCTAGTGCAACTAATCAGATGCGTGAGTGGCTTCAAAGCGCATTGTCAAATACATATGTATATAGAATATTCGATACATTTTCAGCGGACGATGAAATTGCTGAAATTGAGTATACTCTTAAAAATCCTGTGGACGATTATATTGATAAGAACTTTGTTGAGGAATTACTCGGTAATGCTATGGTTGTAGAATGGGTAACGCCAAAAGTACAGACTACTACTCTGATTAATCAAATGATCACGAATAGTAAAGAGTCAAAATTCTACGCACAGGCGAATCAGTTGGCTCAGTTGCAAGAACTCAAGGCTAATACCGAACACAAAGTTCGAAGTATATTAAGGGATAAGGGTTATATATATAATTCTTATATAGGTAATAACTAATGTATCAACATAAATATGGTGAATTTGCAGATAAGCAAATAGACGAGATTAAAGAGATACTACGTCACAGAATATTCTTTCTGCTGTTAGTTGCAGAAGACGAAGCCAAAAATAATAAAGTAGAATATCCACATATAGATTTAATGAAAGCAAATACTTCTTTATTGTGGAGGATATCAGGTTTAAATGAATTACTTGGTAATCCAATAGAATTAGTTACTGTTCTTAGTTTGCTCGAAGAAGCAAAGAATACTATTAAAGATGATAATTTTAATTTTAAGAAATATAGAAAACTGATTCTGGATGCCGGAGAAGAGATTATGAAGATTGCATCTTCTAATAGCGAAAGTGCAAAGATTGCACTTTGAGAATAGGAGGTGCGTTATGAATTTCAACGAATATAAACATAATCTTGGTATTGGTTCTGTACATACGAATGGGCAGAGACATAGTTTCGAAGCTCAAGGATTAATCGAACAGACTTGGTATGATGATCCGTCCAGTGTTATTGGATATTTTTATGACTACTATACAGATGATGAACCTGATAAAAATATGTATCTTCATCCCGAAGAATCAAAAACAAAGATACCAGTGGAATTAAAATATATACTTGCTAGTTACAGAAGTCTTGCAAAAGACGAAGTAGATAGTCGTATTATGTTTAAACCAAGTTATAGATGTAATATACCTTACTACAAAGAAAGATTTGCAAAACTTACAGATAGCACGTTCCCAACTGGATTATATTTAGATTTAAAAAATCAAAAAGGTATTTGGCAAAGATGGTTGGTTATCAATACTGCTGATGCAAATAATCATGATTTTCCAACGTGGTCTATATTACCATGTGGGCATAGATTTCAGTGGGTAGCCAATGGAAAGAAATGTCAAGTATGGGGAGTTGAAAGAAGTCAGAGTTCATATACTTCTGGACTTTGGAGAGATAGAATATTTGAAACTCCCGACAATATTACTAAGGCAATTTTGCCGTATAATGATATTACTAAAACATTATTTTATGATAAGAGAATTATTATTTCAACAGACTTACCTGAGCCATTGGCTTGGCGTATAAGTAAAGTCGAACCTTTTGCTCATAGAGGAAATATCCTTTATACAATGAAGCAAGATGTTTATGATGACCATCACGATTTTATTGAACGTGATGACGATGGTAATATCATAGGAATGTGGGCTGACTATTACAAGGAGACAAATCTTCCTTCGGAAGACCCTACTCAGCCAGACCCAAGTTCAAGCGGCGATTATGCTGTAATAACATTTACTGGTGCAGAACCACATATTAAGGTAAATGGTTCATATAAAAAGATTACTATTACCTATTATAATTCTGACGAACAACTTAACGATCAAACTCCGGGTGATTGGTCGTACTGGATAGACGACACAGAAATCCCAGATTTAATTAAAGTAGTGGCGACAGAATCTCCTAATACTATTAAGATTAAGTTCTTAGGTGATGAGGAATATTTAGGTAAGAGTATAACAATCAAAAATATACGCGATGAAATCGTTGCAGAATTGCAACTACAGATAGTCGCATTATAGGAGGTGTGCTATGGAACAACGGACTACTGAAGATAGCAAACGCCTCGCAAGTCTTAAATATGTTACTGATAATGATAATATTAGAATCAAAGAAATCATCAAACAAAAATTATTAGCGAATGATGATATTATTCATGTTCTTGATAATGAGCATCTCAAACAAGCAGATGCAGAAAATGATGAATATTTTTGGGTCAATATACTTCCATTCTATCTTATACCTGACGCTCAAACAGATTCTCAAAATTATATTTGTTTTTCTGTGGGGTATGAAAATGTAGAACGAAATTTTACAAATTCTTCTCGAACATATAATGATTTACAAAGACATCTTCATGTTGTCTTTGTTATTTTGTGTGAAAAGAAGAATATTAAAGATAGAGACACAGGAATTGCAAGGCACGATTTATTAGCTGCCCTTATTCAAAATGAATTTAATTTTACAAATTTCTTTGGTAGAAAAATTGAATTAATATCAGATAATGAGTCTACTGTTGATAACAATTATTTATGTAGAACTTTAGTATTCTCTCAAATTACAGATAATAATATTACAAAAACTCAGTATGGTAATCCTACAAAGATAATCAATAAAGAGATCCATGTATAATGGCAAAAGAAGTTGTAGATGGTAAACAAATAGATAAGAAACTTAAATCTCGCAATCCTGTGATTGCGTTTGATAAGTTAAGATTATTTTTTAATGAGCCATACGTGATTGATATAGAAGGTTGTGATGGAGTTATCAAACTTGTCCAACCGACTATAGGTGATATTATTAGATTGGGAGAAAAAAGGTTTTACGCTACGTTGAATGTATTTGCTACTAATACTACGGCGTTTAGACTACAACTATGGGAACAAGGTAAAGATTGGAACACTATATCTGATTTTGAATTATTCTACATGATAGTTGGTTCAGCAGAAAAAGAAATATATCAAACGTTCTTGCCTGATATAGATTTTTCTAATTTTAGTATTTGTAAAAAACACAAGCCAGATAGTGACGAACAAATAACTGTACTATATGATTTGGTTAATAAGATAGAAATAAACGAAGAAGTATATTTTCATTTGTCACAATATTTAAGAAATGTATTTAATATATTCCCAGAAGAAAAAATCACAGACGATGCGATTCTCAAAAAATGGTATATCGAAAAAGATAAACGAGAACTAAAAATTCGAGAAGAAAAAAAAGAAAAGGGTGAATTGGATGAAGATAGTAATCTCATGCCAATCATTTCAGGCTGTGTAAATCATCCTGGGTTTAAATATAAAACTTCTGAGCTTAAGGAAATTGGAGTATACGAATTTTGGGATAGTGTAAAGAGACTACAAGTTTATGAGTCTACTACTGCACTTCAAAAGGGTATGTACTCTGGTTTTATGGATACAAAGAATATTAAACCAGAAGATTACAATTTTATGCGAGTGATTTAACTTATAAACAAGCGCCCTAATAAGGGTGCTTTTTAAATTTTTAGAAAAGGAGAAAGAGAAAATGATTAGACTTGGTAATCACATCATTGATGAAATTCTTTATGGTGTAGCTACTGATTTTGAGCAGTCTGAGATTTATTATACACTCGATCAGCTTTCAGGAGCAAACATCGCAATTACATCTGATCCTAGAGAGATCACAGATAAGAATGGAAATATTATCAGACGTATCTATAAAAGTAAGAACGGTGAGTTTACTGCAACTAACGCAATGCTTCACCCAAGCGTTATGAACGCTGCTTCAGGTTCAACAATCGAGCAGGCTTCTGCTACTACACCTATTAATATGCCAAAGGTAGTTGTAGTTCAGGCAGGTGGAAGTGTTACAGATACTACTATGGATGATACTTCAATCAAGGTTATTGGTATCTTTGGTAACGGTGCAAACTCTAAGCCACTTGGTAGAGATGTTAGTCCATCATATTCAGATGACAATCCAGAGTATGGATATGACTCAACAACTAAGACTATCACAGTACCAGCAGCAGCAACTAATGCTCCAGTTAGTTATCTTATAATGTATACAAGAAGTGTTGAGAGTGGAATCAAGCTTACTAATAGAGCAGATAAGTTCCCAGATGCAGTTACACTTACACTTTATTCTTCATATGTAGATCCATGTGAGGAGAAGCTTAGACCTGCGTATGTAGTAATTCCTAACTTCATGCCAGATCCATCTGTAACAATTAACCTTGATTCAGAGAATCAGGAGCTTGACTTCAATGGTACTCTTCAGGTTGATTATTGCTCAGGTGAAAAGGTTCTTTACTACATCTACTATCCAGATGAGGATATTGTAGTAACTGGTGTTGGTGAGTAAATAAACACCTTTGGGGGGAGTTAACACTCTCCCCTTTTTTATGCTTTCTTAGCACAATTGGTAGTGCAGCTGATTTGTAATTAGCAGGTTGTTGGTTCAAGTCCGACAGAAAGCTCAACATAAAAAATAATTAATAAAGGAGGAACATTTTAAAAATGAGTAAAATAAAGACATGTATAGTATGTGGTAAAAAATATGAATACTGTGGACATTGTGATAAGGGTGGTCAAGAAAATAAATGGAAGACCAATTATTGCTCTGAAAATTGTAGAGATATTTTTAACATTATTTCAAAATATGTAAATCATCATATTTCAATTGATGATGCCAAGCAAGAATTAGTTGAAAAAGATTTAGGAATAAATATAAAAAATAATTTAGCTAAATATTGTGGAGAAATAATGACACATGGAGAGGATGCAAAAGAAGAAATTGTAGAAGAAACTACTGAAGAAGTTGCAGAAAGTATCGTGGAAGAAGTTGTAGAAAAAACTACGGATGAAGAAAACGAAGATACTGAAGAAGAACCTGAAACGGTTTCTGATACAATTCCATCATTTGTAAAATCAGAATTTAAACCTAAAAGAAAAAGGAGATACATCCCAACTTCAAAGTAAGAATGATTAGGAGGAATAAAAGGAGTATGAAATTTCAAATAAATACACTGCAACATAATATTGATTTTGAAGATAATATTATTATTATCAACCCAAAGCAAGCAGCATTTTATTGGGAAGAAAAGAAAATACAACCAGTACATATCTATCCTTCTAGAGATAAAAATACTAATGATCCAATTATAGTATTTGTATTTCAAAAAAGTGCGACAAAAGAAGCTTGGGCAGAATGGCAAGCAAGGCGGTGATATTATGGAAGTATATTTAGATAACGCCGCAAGTACAAAAGTCAAAGATTCAGTTCTTGATACATTTATTTATACAGCAAAAAATACTTATGGAAATCCATCTTCTGAACATAGTGAAGGATATGCTGCAGAAGGATGTATTGAGTATCATAGAGATAATATTGCTAAACAACTTCATTGTGATGGTGAAGATATATTTTTTACTACTGGAGCGACAATGAGTAATCAATTACTTATTCAAGGATTCTACGCAAAGCATCCTTATGGAATGGTTGTCACGACAAATGTAGAACATAATGACATAATGATGCTGATGGATGATATTCCGTGGTACAAACATATACTTGAAGTTGATAGGAATGGATTAATTCAAACCGACAAATTAACGACAATTTTGGATTATATTACTTACAAAATGTCGGTTCCGACTCTCGTATCAATTCAAATGGCAAACAGTGAAACTGGAATAATACAACCTATTCAAGAGATAGCGGGCATTATTAAAAAATATGATAATGTCTTCCTTCATATGGATGCTACTCAATATATCCCTTACTATCCTATTAATATGGAGTGTTGGGGAATAGATGCAATATCAATGTCGGGACAAAAGATAGGCGGTATTAAGGGTTCAGGATTGCTTGTAGTAAGAAAAGAACTTCGTGAAAATATAAAGCCAATATTATATGGAGAGCAAGGATTAATAGGTGGTACTCCTTCTACTCCATTAATTGCGAGTCTAGGAAAAGCATTTGAAGAAATTAATTATGATGTGTCTTCTATGCAAAACAAGAGAGATAAATTATTGTCTTCTCTACGAAACATGGGTGCAGTATTAATTGGCGGTATTGATAATAGATTACCAAATAATATCTATTGTCGATTTCCGGGTATTAATGGTCTTTCACTTTTGTATTTATTTGACGAGCGTCAAATATACATAGGAACTGGATCAGCTTGTAGCACTGATTCAGACAAACCTAGTCACGTTGCTAAAGCCTATGGTCTTACAGACAAAGAGGCTTTTGAATGTATAAGACTTACATTGAGTAATGAAACTACTGATGAAGAAATAGAATATGTGGTAGATAATCTTAAGAGTATTTTACCATTATTATGATAACATAAGTAACTATTAAAGTTATTTTTATTAAAAGGAGGAAACGATTATGAGCATAGCTGATATAATTCAACAGTTTGCAGTGCCGATGATTGCAATGGTTTGTTATTGTGTTTGTTTTGCAGTTAAGAAGGCTGTATTAGTAAAAGATAAATATATACCTCTTTTAGCAATGGTACTTGGTGGCATCTCAGGTATCCTTGTAAGCGGTTTATCATATGAGGCAGTTGCATCTGGAATTGCTTCTGGTGCTTTAGCCGTAGGTGTAAATCAGGTATATAAACAGTTCAAGAAGGATGACGGATATACTATATGATACTCTCTCCTACTTTATATAATTATTGGACAGAGTTTGTATCAGTTCCGGGAGTTAAAACAGGATTAGTAATTGTTCTTCTTAGCGCTGTTGAGGTTAGTCCAGTTAAAATCAATCCTTGGTCATGGATTGGTGGAATAATCGGAAAACTTCTGGGTATTAAAACTTTGTCAGATAAAGTAGATGCCCTTGATGAAAAGGTAGATATAAACCAAGCAACAACTATTAGAGTTCGTATATTGAGGTTTGAGGATGAAGTTCAGAATAACATAGAGCATAGTAAAGATTCTTGGGATCAAGTCATGGATGATATTAATCGCTATGAAGAGTATACTGAATATCATCCTAAGTTTAAAAATAATATTACTGAAGCAAGTATAAACCATCTTAAAAAGAAATATGATGAACTATTAGAAAAACGTGCTTGGACTATAACGTTAGTTAAATAAGATAGGAATAAAAGGATGGCGTACAAAAATTATAAACAACGAATGGCTATAGAAAATAAGTATAAGAAGAAATTGTTAGAAATAGATTCCACTTTAGATAATGATAGTGGAATCTATTTTTTAACTAGAGAAGATTCTAGCGGTTTTAAGTACGCATATATAGGTCAAGCGAAACATATACTCACACGATTAACACAACACTTTATGGGATATCAGCATATTGATTTGTCCTTGAAGAAACATGGGTTATATAGTGAAGATAATCCAGAGGGATGGAAGGTTGATTATAAAAAATATCCTGAGTCAGAATTAGATGATATGGAAAAATACTATATCAAAGAATATGCAGATAAAGGATTTCAATTGCGTAATAAAACTGGTGGCGGACAAGGTAGTGGAAAAACCGATTTAGATGATCGTCGCCCCGCTAAAGGTTATAGAGATGGTCTTATCCAAGGTCGAAAGAATGCGAGTAGGGAAATTGCGAGATTATTTGAAAAGCATTTGAACTATTCAAAAAAAAGTGATAAGCCAAATAAAAATCAAGAAAAGGCGTTGATCAAGTTTGAGGAATTTCTCAACTACTACAAGGAAGAAAAGGATACATAAACAATCTCGACAGGAGGTGTTCGTTGATGTATTCAAATGAGATTGAAACTTTTTTAAAAGAGCGCGATTATGTATTAACTCCTGAAGAATGTAATGTAATTATGGATATTAATACAAACACGCAAATAGCCCATATGAAGTATTTATGTGCTAATAATGAATATTATATCAGTACGGACGATGGGTACACATTTAAATTTAGAGTAAAAGGATAATAAAAGGAGAAAGTGATTATGAAAGTAAAAGAAGTATTAAACTATAACAGAATAATTAAAGCAATTATTGACAATGCAAATGATGTTAATTCTCTGGTTAAGTTTAAACTATTAGGAATGCTAAAGCAGTTTGAACCAATTGTCGCAAACTTTGAGACAATTCGTGATGAAAAGATTGTTAAATATGGTAAGACAACTGAAGATGGACAGACTGCTATTGTTCCACCTAAGAAAGATGATTTTGAAAACGATGAAGAATTTGAAAAGGCATCTAAGGAATACGAAGATATAATTAAGAAGTTTACATCTGAGATGGATGAAGTTTTAGATTCCGAAATTGATATTGAGATTAAGAAGTTTAATTATGATGATATTATGAATGCCGGAGTTCCATCGGATTATCTTGTTGCAATTTACGGACTTATTGAAGAGTGAATGTAAGGAGGTAAGATCATGGGAATTTCAGTAGATGTTTTTGTAAAAACATACAAAGCAACTAGCAAGGCTAAAGATAAGACTTTTGAAGATTTCATAGCAAAACATATGACTACTACTTATATACCATACCTGACAAAAGTAGCTTATTGTCAGGATATAGTTGAGAAGACTTCTCATAGGGTTATAGGCGAAAATAGAAACTTTGTAACAGTAAACAGCCCCAATCGTCATCTGTTCTTTACTATGAAACTTATTGAATTATATACAGATATAGAATTTAATACTTATGAAAAAGTAGATAAAGATAATAATATATCTATTGACTATGATAAGTTAAAGGAATGCGGTGCTGCGCCAGTGTTAATATCCGCAATTCCTGAAGAAGAGTTTGATGAATTTACTACTATTCTTACTATGGTAATAGATGATTTTTATCAGAATGAATACTCTCTTACTGCTCTTGCTTATAACGCAAAAGAGAGTTTGTCTTTATCTGAAGAAGTTATTAATTCGGTTATTGACGATTTAACAAAACAAGCAGAGTAACAACTGATACTTGAAAGGAGGTATTAGAAAAATGGCTTACAAATACTACAATCCAAATCAGTACGGAGATACTGGCGATTGTGTTGTACGCGCCCTTTCAAAGGCTCTTAATCAATCGTGGGATATAACATATTGGGATTTGTGTGATATAGGTTTTCTACAAGGAGACTGGGGGAACAGTAATCATGTATGGGATTTATATTTAAGGGATTGTGGTTTTATTCGTAAAGTTGTTCCTAATACTTGTCCTGATTGTTATACTGTGCGTGATTTTAGTAATGATCATTTGAATGGCACATATGTGTTAGCAACTGGTAACCATGTCGTAACTGTTATAGATGGGAACTATTATGATTCGTGGGATAGCGGAAATGAAGTTCCCATATATTATTATCAAAGATAAAACCAACCACCAAGGAATTAATTTTCTTGGTGGTGTTTTTTGTTTATTAAGGATTTGAGTAAATCTCAGGTTCTTAATAAATAAAAAACGAAAGGAGGTAAGTTGTAATGGCTTACTATACAAATCCAATTTATGGATACTATCCTCAGGTGCAGCAAATGTTACCTATGATGTATCCGCAACAACAAGTGGTTGAACAACCACAGACAAACTTAAACGTCCAAAGTGGACAAATAAATAACGCTCCAATGGATTCATATATGATATGGGTTCAAGGAAAAGCTGGAGCGCAGTCTTACCCAGTAGCTCGTGGTACTACTCTCCCACTATTTGATAGCGAAGGGGATTTTCTTTACATTAAGTCTGTAGATAGTAATGGTATTCCAATGCCGTTAGTGACTAAAGTGTTAAATGATCCTCCGGTCGAAGTAAAGGCGGAAGTAGTTGAATCAACTGCACAAGTTGATTTAAGTGGCTATGTTACTAAAGAAAGTTATGATGATTTATTGAATAAGTATTCTGATTTAGAAATGAGAATACTTGAGTTGGAGACAAAACCAACGTCTTCATTTAACTCAACTTTTACTGGTAACACCTTCAATAATACGAAGAAGGATGGTGGACAAAATGAAAGCAAGTTCACTTTTTAATCTATTCGGTCAGCAGAGTCTACCGATGAATGGTGGGTTTGCTAATATGATGAGTCAATTCCAATCGTTTAGTAAAAACTTTAATGGAGATCCAAAGGCTCAAGTACAACAATTATTAGACTCAGGACAAATGAGTCAACAACAGTTTAATCAACTGTCACAGATGGCTACGCAATTTCAACAGATGATGCGTAGTCGTTTTTAATTTGGTCAATACGGCATAGTGCCGTTTGATATAGAGTTAACTCTTCTAACAAGGTCAAGGGACGCTTTGACTAAACAATTTGAAAGGAGAAAATAATTATGGCAATTAATGATGGTTCTTTAAGCGCAGCTGATATTGCTGCAGTAACAAATGGCGGAGGCTTTGGTGGCTTCGGCAATGATGGTGGATGGTGGCTAATACTTCTCTTCCTCTTCGCATTTGGCGGTTGGGGTAATGGTTTTGGCGGAGGTAACTATGGTGGAGGCGGAGTGCCTTACATGGTGAACGACGTACAGAGAGGTTTTGACCAGACAGCAGTTATGAGTGGAATCAATGGAATCCAGACTTCACTCTCAAATGGATTTGCGGGCAATGAGATTTCTCAGTGTAATCAGACAGCAAATCTTACTGGACAGATAAGCGCACTTGCTCTTAATCAGGCAACAAGTACTTGTGGAGTAAATAGTAATATTGCAGACCTCAAGTATACAGTAGCTACTGAAGCATGTGCTGACAGAGCTGCAGTTACTAATGCTCTTCAAGTTGTAACTAATGCAATTAATGACGGCATCCAGTCTGTGAAGGATCAGTTATTCTCAGATAAGCTAGACCAGAAGAACGAGGAAATCGCTAATCTTCGTACACAGATTAATCTTGCTAACCTTAGTGCATCACAGAACTTACAGACGCAGCAGATTCTTGCGGGACAAGAAAGAAGTGTTGGTACATTAGAGCAGTATCTCGCTCCTACCGCTATCCCAGCTTATATTGTACAGAATCCAAATTGCTGTGGATATAATTACAATATGGGTTGTGGTTGTAGCGGATATGCTGGTTAATCCAACTCCAAAAGGAATCATTTTTTCAAATAGAAATTTTTAACATATGGTTAATTTTGATGCCATCCCTCGTCATAACGGCGAGGGATTTTGTATGGAGGATAAATAATATGGCTGAATATAGATATAATGCTAATCAGACCGTATCAGCAAATGGAACTGTAATATTTTCTAATGACTTCTTTCCTTGTACAAAAGGATTAATTGTTCATCAGGATGATTCGGGACTTTTCCAAGTAAGAGGAATTGTAAATAATCCTTGCGCTGAATACGGAAAACTTAAAATAAATTTTGGTGCTAACGTTGCTATTCCTACTGGCGGAACAGTTGAACCTATAACACTTGCAATTACAGTTAACGGTGTTACAGAACCAGCAACAACAATGATTGTTACTCCTGCTGCAGTTGGGGAGTTTAGTAATGTTAGTCGTGAAGTTGAAATACCTATTCCTCGTGGATGTTGCCAAAACGTATCGGTAACAAACACAAGTACACAGGCTATCGAGGTACAGAATGCGATCATAGACCTCGATAGAATATCTTAAGGGAAGGAGGTATTTTAAATGGATACAATAGATAAAGCTTTAGATAGAATCTATTGCGAGATAGACGATATTATCTCCCACCCTACTCTTGATAAGCAAGATGTAGAATTTCTCGGAGAGTTTATTGACATGGTCAAGGATTCTGCTGAGATGGATTATTACTACTCTAATTCAATGAATGATAATGGTTATAGTAATATGGGTGGTAATAGTTATATGCGTGGACGTTCAAGTAGAATGATGCCAATGTATAATCGAGGTTCTTCTTATAGTCGTGGATATGATAAGAATGGATATTCGCGCACTGATAATAAAGAAGCAATGTTAGATCATCTTCAAGATGTAATGGATATGGCTGTTGATGAAAAAGATCGTAAGGCGGTTGAACGTCTAATGCAGCAGATGTCTGAGAGATAAAGGGATTAAATTATAAAAGTGATTTTCAGCCCGGAGGTGGATAATCACCTTCGGGCTTTTTTTAATGAATATGTCATAGATAACATATTAGGTTCAAATTGAGTACAAAATATGTCATGTATGACATATTTATTTTTATAGCATAACTGACAAGTTGTGTATTTCGTTATAAGGAGAATAGAGAAATGATTATAGTAGATTTAATTAAAGAATTTATGTATCAGAAAAATAAAACCATAGCGGATGTTGCTAAAGGAACTGGTTTATCTGCTGATACAATTAAAAATATAGTAGTTAATGATGTAATACCTAGTCCTGAGGTTGCTGATAAAATATTTAAATATTTTGGTGTGACTTTGGAGGAGGTACTAAGTTTATATTGATTTTATTTTTATAATAATATAAAATAAAAAAAGAAAGGAATATCTTTCTTTTCTTATTATATGTACGATATGGAATACCTCGGATATTTTTTATCCGGGGTATTCTATTTTTATTTTGATCATTATTTAAGAAGGGAGGTAATTATAATGGCTAGAGATTACGCGCCAAAAACATTAAATGGAATTGCATCACAAGTTGCAAAAGATGTATATAAAAAAGTTGGAAATAGAATAGCTAAAGATATGGCACATCAATACGTGAGTGCTATTAGAAATTTTTATAATGATTATCAGCCTAGAGTATATAAGCGTTCTTATAGAAGCTATTATTTTGCTGATCCCGATGGAGTAAAAGCCTATACAAAATTTGTAAAGATGGATTCTGACGGCAAAGGATTTACAGTTGCGATGAATATAAGTCCTTCTAATATAAGAGTACCTTACACTAGTATTGTTAATGGAAGAGGTACTGCATCTCTTACAGGATTAGTATTTACCAATACGTGGGTATATGGACAGCATGGTGGTAAGTTGCCATATAACATTATACCAGAGGAAAAGCGTGTGTCTAAACCGGGATATGGATGGATGCCACTGAAACAAACTGGATGGACTTGGATTCCACCAGTAACCAGTCCGTCTCCTATGGAGATGATGGATATGTGGTTTAAGGGATATGCTACAAATGATAATTTAAATAAGCTCACTAGTAATATTGTTAGTGATTCCATAAGCAGATATTTAAGGAGGTGGAATACAAGATATGGCAAATAATTTTGAATATAAAATTCATGTTTCTATTGATCAAGACAGCGTTAAGGGAGATGTAGCCAGCATTCTTAAAAAGATGAAGGCGGAAATTGAAAATAACGCATATAAAGTTGAATTAACTGGCGATCCTAAACAATTAATAAAAGACTTAGCTAATCTAAAAAAGATGATTCCTAGTCTCGATTTATCTGAAGGTCTTCAATTCCATCTTGCTGATATATTAAAGGACAATACCGAAGAAGGAAAGAAAATTATTGATCAATTTGCTACTTATATAATCAACTCTGTAAATGAAACGGTATCTAGTATAGATTCTATTTCGGAAGCTATAAAGAAAACACAGAGCGAATTAAATAATTTATATAGTAGAAAGAAAAGTTTATTAAAAGATGATGGTACTCTTGATGTTGTTACAGCATATGAGAATGCACAGAAAAAATTACAAGAGGCATCAAATAAATATGCTGATTCTAAACAAAAAGGTAAAAAAGAAGTTTATGCTCAAGAGATGCGAAATGCATATCAAGATGTACTAAATTTCGAAAACGAAGCTCAGAAGGCTGGAGCTAAAGTATTAGAATCTACGGAAACAATAAGAAAAGGATTCTCAGATATTTTTGAAGGAATGACATCTAATGGTTCTTATGAACAAGCCATAGCTGAAGTCGAAAAAAATATTTATACTTTAGAAAATAAGTTAACTGGTTTAAAGAAAGATTTGGAGTCTGCTCAAAATCCTGAGTTAAAAGTAAAAGGTAAACTGGCGGATAACTTTCTTTCTGATCTACAATCACAGTTAAATTCTCTTACTGGGTTGGAAGTAAAAGTTAAACCGGTTGTAGATGGGAATGTTGAACTTGAAGTTGAGGCTGATATAAAGCCTAGTACACAATCAATAAATGAATCAAAACAATTAATTAAGGAAACTACAAAAGAAAGTTCGGAACAAATTACATTTAATGATGTAGATTTAAGCAGTTTAGAATCTGTTACGAATAAAATTTCAGAGTATAAATCTAAAGCCGATTCAATAGCAGATTCTGCTCAAGAAACAATAGATAAACTTAATAATATTACTGGTAAATCTTATACGCTAGAACGAAATATGTTTGATATTCCTAGTACTATACGTGAATGGAATAAACCAAGTTTATCGGCTAATGAATTTAAAAAAGAAATAAAATCTTCTTTGGAAATTGGTAATAAGTCTCATGCTGCGGTTTTATATGATAATTTAAAAACATTTTATCCAAAATCTAAAGCAACATTAAAAACTTTTAAAGATTCCGATTTTGAAGAAAATTATGATAAATATCTTAAGCAAGGAAATAATACTGTAACAAGTTTATTAACTGATTCAAATTTGCAGACTTATAGAGATTATGAAGAAACAATACATAAACTACAAATTGAAGAATATGGTTTAAAATTGGAGATTAAAAATGCAAATACTGAATTAGAAAATCAAAAAAAAGTTACTTCTGAATTGTCAAAAATAGATATTTCATCAGAAGATTCTCGTAATGCTGCTTTACAATCTATAGAAAAACAAATCTCTGAAAAAGAATCAGAGATGCAAAAAATGTTGGATACAGATACAAATTTCCAAAAGGAATATCATGAATTAGCCAAACAGCATATTAACCAAGAAAGTACACAGGAATATAAAGATTTATTAGAAAAATATAATATCCCCGAAGGAAATGGTCTGTTAGGTTCTCTTAAATATTTAGCTGGTCAACGTACAGAATTAGCAGATAGTATTGACACGTTAAAAGATATGAGAGACACTATCATTTCAATAGATGATGCTTCTAAATCAACCGACAAAACTAAAAATATTTTAAATCAAAGTGGGTTTAAAGAAGCTGCTCAATCGGCTACCGAAACTAAAGAAGCCGTCCAAGAAGTTAATGATACTATTGCTTCCTCTCCTACTTTATATGAAGAGTCTTCTGGTCAGTTATCTTTATTTGAAGAAGAAGTTGAGGTTAAGAAAAAAGATGCTGAAGTTACCAATGAATTATCTGAGGCAAATCAAAAACTTAGCGATACTCCGGGACAAATGTCTATTAGTGATTATCTCGAACAAGCTCAAGTTCAAGCAGAGGCTACTGTCGAATCTTTAGATAAAATAGATCAAGAAATTAATGATGATATAAACAATACTGGTCTTGATTCTCTTGAAGATAATTTGCGAGATGTTGGCGATGTCGCCGATGATTCAACTCAAGAAGTCAATGAATTAAAAGAGGCAATGGAAGACTTAAAGGTCGAAAACTTTGGTGCTCTAGACATTGACAGGACAACATCTTACGGTGTAAATAAAGATGGCGAAGAAGTCGAGACTTCTACTTATAAAATTAAAGGTGAAAATGTTTCAGGTGTCTTAGATGAAGATATGAATGTTATATCTATGACTACTAAGGTAGTTAAAGGATATTCTGAAGCTCAAGCCGAAGCAGCGGAAAAAGCTCGTCAAGCAGCTCAGGCTGAAAAAGAGTTAGAACAAGAACGTACGGCTCAAATAAATAAATTTAAAGCTTTTGAGGCAGAACAGAAAAAATACGAAGCTAGTATGAGTAAGGACGCTGTTCAAAAATATAAAGAACAATATAGCGAACTAACTCAAAAGGTTAAGGAATATGTAGAATTAAGAAAAGAAGCAGCTAAGTCAGGCAAATTAGATTCAGAAGTTCCTGAAATACAAAAGCTAGATAATGAAATAGTCCAAATGGCTGATGATTTGGAAAAGAATCCTTTATTCAATCAGGCATTTGAAGATAAAGCATTAAGTGGTTTAAATAATATTGAAGCCAAAGTTCAATCTATCCGTTTTGATAAAATAATATCTAACTATAAAGAATTAGCTTCTTTACAGTCCGAAAGATATTCACTTACAAACAAAGGTGTTTCTGAGGATAGTGAATATATAACCTATCTCGATAGCCGTATATCTAAAATTAACGAAGAAAATCAATCTCTTCAATCATTAAATTATACCGAAGAACAATTTAATGCCATACAAGAAGCATCTGCTAATGTAATGCAAGGCGTTAATAAACAGATTAATGTTAATGATGTTAGTGGTAAAAAACTTGAGCAAACAATAGAAAACACTCGTGCTTCATTACAGAAACAAGCTGCTTCATTAACAAGTAATGGCAAGTTAATGAAGGTATATGGAGATCAAGTTACTGCATTACTTGAGGAAATAAAAAGTCCAGACACAACATTAGAAAGACTAAATCAAATTCGAAATGAGTTAAATCGTATTTCATCAGAGGCTATATTGGCTGGTCAGTCTGGAAAAACTTTATTCCAAGTATTGAAGCAAAGAGCACAATCATTAGTTGCTTATCTTAGTACTTTTGCTAGTTTTTATAGAGTAGCTAGTTATATCAGAACAGCGTTTGAAACTATTAAAGACCTTGATACTCAACTTGTTGATCTTCGTAAGACCACAACAATGACTACAGGGGAATTAAATGAATTTTATAATTCTTCTAGTGATGTTGCAAAACAACTTGGCGTTACGACAAGTGAAATTATAAGTCAGGCAAGTGCATGGTCTAGACTTGGTTATTCTTCAAAAGAAGCTGCAACAACAATGGCTGAACTCAGTTCACAGTTTGCTAGTGTTTCTCCGGGAATGACGACTGAAAATGCAACGGACTATCTCGTTTCAACAATGCAAGCGTATGGTATTACCGTAGACGAAGTTGAACGTAAGGTAATGGATAATGTCAATAGAATTGGTAACACATTCGCGACAACCAATGCAGAGATTGGAGAAATGTTAACACGTTCTTCTGCCGCAATGAAAGCTGCCAATAATACTATTGAAGAAACTATTGCATTAGAGTCTGCTGCTGTTCAGATTACGAGAAATGCTGAAACGACTGGTACTGCATTTAGAACAATCTCTATGAGAATTAGAGGATACGATGAAGAGACTGAAGAATTGTCTTCTGATCTCGAAAATATTTCAGGAGATATTTATGATTTAACCAAAGTCAATGGCAAAGGTATTAGTATTTTTACTGATGAAACTAGAACTGAGTATAAATCAACTTATGAAATACTTAAAGAAATTGCTGGTGTATGGGATGAATTAACAGACAAACAACAGGCTGACTTGCTTGAAAAATTAGGTGGTAAACGTGGTGCTCAGTCTATAGCTGGAATATTAGCCGACTTCGATGAAGTTGAAAGAGCAATGTCTGAAATGGAAAATGCCGCTGGTTCTGCTGACGCAGAGATGGGAATTATCCGAGATTCACTTGAATTTAAGATTAATGCTCTTAAACAGACATGGGTTGGTACTCTTCAAGAAATAACAGACAGAGGAGATATTGGCAATATAGTTGATAAATTAACTGCTATATCTGAAGGACTCGGTGGAGTTATTTCAAAACTTGGTATCGCTAAGACTGCGTTTATTGGTTTATCAACTGTCGTTGGTAGTCAGAAGTTTGGTATATTTGGTTCAAATGGTACTGGCTTTATGAGTATGCTTTCTCAAGCATCTGCTGCAAAAGAAGAAGTATCGCAATACAGAGGTGTATTAGCTGCCCATAATACTTTTTCAAAAATCAATCCTGATTATTTATTAGAAACAGATTTTTCTAAATATGACAATCTTAGCAATAGCGTCAAAAAGAATCTCAAGAGCATCCAAGATGAGGTAATAAAAACAAAAGGTACTGGAGAAGATGCATTTAATAAAATTGGTGTATCAATGGCTCAAGCTGAAGGAAGAGCTGAAGCTGCTACTAGTTCAATTAAAAAGTTTGGTACTACTCTTCTAAACGCTTTTACCTCTTTCGCTATATCTACTGCTATATCTCTTGCTATTCAAGGTATTCAAGATTTAATTAATTCATCTGAAGATTTGGCAAAAGAATCTAGTGATATTGCAAACAAATTTAATCAAGAGAAAACTCAAATAGATGATTATTCTAAGAAGATTGTAGAATTAAAAGGAATTATGGATGATTCTAAATCTTCAACTGAAGAAGTAGCAAATGCTACTTCTGAATTATATGATATCCAAAATAATTTAATCAGTACTTATGGTGCATATCATGAAGGTATTGATTTAGTTAATGGTGATCTCGAAGAGCAGTTAAGTATTCTTCAACAAATAGATAGAGAAAATGCTCAACAAGCAATCAATGATATAAACGCAAACAGATCAGCACTTTCAAGTGGTTGGAACATTCTTGGAAATCTTGTTGAATATACTGCGGTTACCGTAGCTACTGGTGGTATTGGAAATTCACCAGTACAACTCAGAGGTTTGTCAAAATATTATGAGAACCTGAAGGCTGGAAATGGATTCTGGGATAGTTTTACAAAAATATGGACAGAGAGCGATCTTTACGGAAAAGATATAGGATTAGAACTAGCCGGAAGTAGTGTAAAACAAATAACAGACTTATATGAAGACTTCAACGCTGAAATAAAAGCAACTGACAATAGCGCAATTAATGAACTCATCGATTCATTTGAAGAGTTTGAAGTTGAAGATGGAATGATAAAGGTTTCAGGTTCAGTAGACGAAGTCAGCGAGGCTGTAGTTAAACTTCAAACTCAATTGAAAAGTTTAGGATACGAAGACGAAAATCTGAATAATCAATTGACTAATATTGCCAACACAGCACAAGAAGTTGTAAGTAATACTTCTGAAGCATACAACACTATTTTATATGATAAAGTTCAGAACGATGCGAATTTATTAAATTATTATTCGAAATTAACAGAACTGTATAACAAATTGCAGACTGCACAAGGTGAAGGCGATACTAAAAAAATAGATCAAGAAGAACAATACATAAAAGATTTGTTTGAGAAAATATATTCCGACGAAAATATAGATCAAAAGTATGTTAAATATTTTGAGAATCTTTATCCTGATTTACAAAATATTATCTCTAGTTGGAAATTCGAAGTTGAAGTATTACCTAGTATTGACCTTACATCTGGATTTACTGGACAACTTGGTACTGAAGATTATTTAAAAGATAATTCGTTAGATCAAATATTATCCGATTATAATCGTCTTGTTGCCGAAGGTGATAGTGGTTCAGGCGTAACCAACGCTATATTCAAGGCATTGGCTGATGAAGCTGAGAAGGCAGATACTGATGTTGTAACATTAATAAACAACCTTAAGAAATTACCTCAATATAGTGATAGATACTCTTCTCTTCGTCAGTTAATGGGAGATAATTGGAAAGACGAATATGCTGAATCTTTTACCGATTCAGAAATTGCATTATCAACCGAATTAGCAAAAGAATTTGAAGGTGATATTACATTTGATTATGATTCAATCAAAGAGGAATTATCAAATAGACTAAGTCCTATTACTGTTGAAATTGAACCTGAGATTAGTAATACTGATGCTGTTGAATCTTTAGATAATCTCGAAGATACTTTTGGAGATTTAAGTACGGCATATCTTGCTTCAGTAAAGAATGAGAATAGTAATGGAAATGTTGCTAATGCCAGTGATCTTCAAGGTGTTACTGATGCATTTGGTGGAGTAACAGAAATAAAAGCTGATACTACTGTTGAGGAAGTTAATGCTCTTTCAAATGCTATTGAAGAATATAATTCGCAGTTACTAGAAAACAAAGGTGATACTAAAGTTGCCCAAGATGCTGCTGATAAATTAGCAACTGCTTATGTTGATCAAAGCGGAATACTTGATAATCTTACTGAGGAAAATAAAGATTATTATATTCAACAATTAAAGGCAAATGGTGTTACTAATGCTGCAGAAGTTGTAGAATCTAGATTAAGCAAACAAGCAAAACTTACTGCTACTAACTTAACATTGTTATCTAAGAAACTTGCATATTATTCTGATGCCATTAACGAAAGTAATAAAGGTACTGATGAATATAATGATGCAATGGAGAGTATAGCTGATACTACTAAAGAATTATTAAGTACCTATGATGATGCAGGAACTGCAATTATTACACCAGAAATAGATTCGTCATTTATTGAACAAAATCTTGAAGATATTAAAGCAGCTACTGAAGGAGACATTGATGCTTTAGACAGATTACGTCTTGCTGCGGCTAGACTTAACGCTTCTAAAGTATATATTGACGTTGATTTACCATCGGATGTAGTTAGTGCACAGCTTGATAATATCATGGATATGGTTGCTCAAGCTGATGCTATGGATATTGAGGTTGGCGCAAGCATTGATGATAGTGCATTCTTATCAGCATTGTCAAATATGATGAGTAGTTCACAATCTACTGCAAATGCTGTTTCTGCCGCATTTGAATCGATGGGATATAGCGTAGAATGGACTCCTAATAAGACTACTGCTACTGTTGCAGAAACCATTATGGCAAATGGTGGTACTGGTAATACTACGGCAGATTATTATACATCTAAAGGTATTTCTGATGTAAAAACAACTTCAGTAACTATGGATGTCCCTTCATTAAAAATAACACGTACTTCTAGTGGTTCTTCTGGAAGTAAGGTGTCTTATGGTGGAGGAAGTTCTGGTAGTTCTTCATCTGGTGGTTCAGGTGGTTCAGATAGTGGTTCAGATGATACAAGTACAGATGAGGAAACATTTGACTGGGTAGAGGTTGCTATTAATAGCCTTGAACAAGAACTTGATAGACTTGATGAAGCTATCGATGATGTATATGATAATTGGGAAACACGAAATCAAGGTGTTACTGATAAAATATCCAAGCTTACAAATGAGATAGAACTCCAAACCCAAGCTGCCGCTAGATATGAAGCTGAAGCCGAAAAGTATAATGACATTGGTGAAGAGTATATCCAAAAAATCAAAGAAGGTACTTTAGATATTGAGACACTTGAAGTCGAAACTTCTGATGATGATGACTCTGACACACTTATTGAGAAGATACAGAATTATCAAACATGGTGGGAAAAGGCTCAAGAGGCTTATGATCAAGTTGGCACTCTCACTCGTGAACTTGGAGAACTTTACAAACAAGTTTTTGATAATATTGAATCAAGTTACGACGAATTACTTGATGAGATAGAAAAGAAAACTGACATAATCGAGGAGCGAATTACTCGTACTGAGGAACACGGTTTCTTTGTTGATCAAGCATATTACGAAGCACTTAAATCTTTAGAGGAACAGAACTTTAAAGATTTAGAAGAAGAACGCAAGAATCTTATTACTGCTCTTAATACTGCTGTTACAACTGGTAATATTGAAAAAGGTAGTGAGGCTTGGTACGAAATGTACCTTGCTATCCAAGACGTAAATAAAGCCATTGAAGAATCTATGACTAACACAATCAAACTTAACAATGAGATTAGACAATTAAGTTGGGATAAATTTGATTGGATTGAAGAACGCATGGATGACTTCGCAGAAGAAGCCGATTTCTTAATTAAGTTACTTCAAGGTGAAGAAACTATAGACGACCGTGGTTACTTTAATGATCGTGGATATGCAAATGCCGCCCTTGTTGGTGCAAAGTATGATGATGCTCTTGCAGAGGCACAAAGATATAAAACTGAGATAGCTAAGATAGATAAAGAACTTGCTACTGAAGAAGGCAAATATGACAAGAATTTAATTGAACGTAAAGAAGAACTTGTTAGTGCTTATCGTGATGCTATTGAAGCTGCCGAAGATGAGAAGCAAGCAATGAAGAGTCTTGTTGAAGAGGCTGTAAAGCAACATCTTGACTATCTGTCAAAACTCATTGATAAGTATAAAGATGCTCTTTCAACAATGAAGTCTACTTACGAGTATGCTAAGAACATCAATGACCAAACTAAAAATATAGGAAACCTTGAGAAACAGTTAGCTGCGTACCAAGGTGATACTTCCGAAGAAGCTCGTAAGAAACGTCAAGAACTTCAGAACCAACTTAATTCTGCTCAACAACAACTTGAAGAAACTCAGTGGGATAAGTATATATCTGAAACTGGCGAAATGCTAGACAACCTTTATAATAAT